TTCTCATTCAAATACCTCTTTTATCAAATGTGGTTTTATTAATCTGAAGAGTATTTCTGCTATTTGTGGAACGATTGCATTGCCTAAAGCTCCGACTCTAAGGCAGTCCAGTTTTGTGGGTAGCCCATCATCCATTCTGCAAAGTTTGGATTTATCCTTTTCCCTAAATTCAAAAGAATGATTTGACTTATTGCTAAACCAAAATCCTGCCCATTCTTCCGCCATCTTTTCAGAAGAGATAGAACGCTTTTTATTCCAAACTGCATTGCTATTGAATCGCTTTTTTTGAGGGTAGGTAATAAACCAGACTCTCTTTCTTTGATGAATAGCTCCAATTTTTGAAGCCGGTATAATTCCCCATTCAACATCATACCCCACTTCGGCAATGTCACATAAGACTTGGTTAAGGAATCTTCCTTCGTCTGAAATAAAAATAGCTGCGACGTTTTCAAAGATTGCAAATCGCGGTCGTAATATCCGAAGCATTCGCACACATTCACTCCAAAGATCGTGCTCGTCTTCGGAGCCTTTTCTTTTCCCTGCGATTGAATGCGGTTGACATGGGAACCCGCCTGTTGCAATCCACTCTGTTCCGAAATTTTCTCTGAGTCTCGCATAGTCTATCTTTGTTATATCTCCTAATTGAATAGAATTTGGAAAATTTTTTGCATATACTTTATTTGCGAATTCATCAATGTCTGAGTGAAACTCATTTTCAAATTTCATTTCTGCAAGTTGCGCACCGTAACGGAATCCTCCAATGCCGGAAAACAAATCTATGAAATTCAAGAGAATACCTCTTTTATCCAAACAAATTTATTAAACCTTTTTTCTTTTCGCGCGTTATCGCTGCGTTCTTTGAATGATGTTTTGCATCATATTGCAAATGGCAACGTTGGCAAAGAGCTTTTAAGTTTTCGTCTCTGCAATCGCTTTCATCGTGATTCAAATGAGCAACAGTTAAAACAATAGTAATTATTTTTGGAAAGTCTTTGAAGTAGTATTCACCTTCATCATTATTCAATCCATCGATTTCTTTTTCAGTACGCCACTCTCCAAATCTATCACGCGCTCCTTTTTCTCCGTTAATGACTCCGCAGAATTCACATTTATTTTTTGCTCTATCAAAACGAATTCTCTCTGAAATGAATTTCCAGTCTTTGGGATACTTGTGTTTATTTTCAGGCTTGATCGGCATAGACCTCTTTTATTTTTTGTTCAACTAACGAAATAAAATATTCACGGTTTTCATTATTCCATTCTAAATCACTTACCCCTAAGATCTTGATCGTTGAATCACTAAATCTATCAATCCCTTTTTCATCGCAAAAGTTATCCCAGTTCTTGAAAATGAGAATCGGGATTGAAAGCCCTTTTTGTTTAAGTCCGTTATTGAATGATTCGTAAGAGATAGATTCGTAAATTGCATGATGCCCTCTACATTTAGGAACAACCCAAATATCGCTTGCATGATTGCCACATCTTTTTTTCTTCTTACAATGCGAAGGGTCGCTTGGTGCGTTCGCGCCGCAGATAATGCAATTCTGTGATCTATTCCATTCTAAAAATTCAGGGCATTCAAAACGCGGCGTTTTTTTTATGGGCAACCCTTCGAACCTTCCGCAAATAAATTCTTCAAGTGTCATGCGAATTCTGTTTCTTGTTTGAAAAATTCTACATCTTTCTCTAATTCGGATTTTTCCAAAGAATCAAAAAGAGACGGCATAGATATTTTATATTCTGCCGCTTTACAGTAATGTAATCCATCCATGAAGTATAAAGGGGAAAGCTCGACTCCTATTCCTTTTCTCCCTAAAAGAACAGCTCTGTAAGGAACAGTCATTAATCCGCCGAAAGGGTCATAAACTGTTTCACCTTCCATTGTGAGTTGCGATATAACTCTATCTGCTAAATCAAATTGCATGGGGCATAAGTGCATGTCTTTGCCTTTTGCGGATTGTGCTCCGTTAAGTGTTAGCATACGCGTTATATCTGTCCAAACTTCATTGCTCCAACTTTGAGGCTGTAATAGCATAAAAGTAACGGGCAGTCTCCCTTGTTTATCTAATTCTTCTCCGATCTTTACATGGTGCTCAAAATTATAAACTTCATTCAATGAAAAATCTTTGAAGAGTTGAAAAATAGTTTCATGGCTTAAATCATTTAATTCTTCCGGTCGTAAAAGCCTATTGCCGGAAGAGCGCGTAAATCCGTGAGCATCAATTTGCCAGCGTGAACGTGAATATTTTTCTTTTGATTTTGCTACAGGAATATCAGCGTAGCTTTTCGAAGTATCCGTTGGTGTTTTTCTGAAATAGAGAAGATATTCCGGCATACCAACTCCCATCTTTGTTCCATCCTTGCATTGCTCCGTCCAACCTAAACGATATGTCTGATTGTTTTCTCGGACAACATCGGTCACTATTGTTTTCATGCCAACATAACCGAATCCATGTTTGGTAAAATTAATTATACAATCAACATGAAACGGATATGTTGTTTGGTAACCTAATCCCGTCATTCCACCCGGTATAATTCTATCTTTCACATGAATGCAACACATCCTTCCGGGTTGCAGAACCCGTAATAATTCAGGAATAAGATAATCCATTTGCTTCCAAAAATGAGAGTTTGAATCCGAATGACCAAAATCCATGTAGTTCGGGGAATACTCATATTGCGTGGAGAAAGGAATTGAGGTGAGTATTAATCCGCAACTATTTTCTGCCATACTTTTAGTTTCAATAACACAATCGTTATTTACCAAAGTATAATTTTCTCCTTTGACTTCAACTCGTTCAACGCCGAGTTTACGAACGAGACTTTGAGCCATTGCCTGTTCGGATAATCCGAAATCCTTAATTATTTTTGTCATTTTTTCGCGCATAATATTGTGTTCGTTCCATTTTCTTTCTAAGACTTTTCGTATTTCTCTTTCTCCTTCGGTATAAATTAAATGTATTCCAATATCCTTATCCTGAAGAAATCTGTAAATACGATGAACAGCCTGAATAAAATCGTTAAACTTAAAACCTATCCCTAAAAATATAGCATTGTGGCAATGATATTGAAAATTACATCCACTTCCTGCGATTCGTGGTTTAGCATAAAAATATTGAATCCTGCCTTCGCTGAAATCTATAATTCTTTTTTCTCTTTCTTCTAAATCCAATGTTCCCCAAATTCCCCATGCTTCGGGAATTGCTTTCTGAATTCCGTGCCGCTCAACTTCTAAGTCATGCCATAAAAGAAAATTATCGTTCGGGGATTCACTGATAATTTCTTGCATTTTATCTATACGAAGAGCAAGAGAATCTTTTTTCTCCCGCGCCGCTGCCGATAAATCTAAAGCGGCGTTACGAAACATTCTGCTTTGATTTGTCCATTTTTCAAAGCCTTCGTAATATTCTTTAGGTTGAACTTCGTGCCAAATAACTTTCATTTCAGGGAGAGCGTAGCCTTCATCCGAACAACCAATATCTGAAGGCTTTTGCACAAACAATCCCCATGAGGCAATCCACAACCAGAACTCCTGTTCTTTGTGTGGCAATAAAGTAAGTTTATCCGCTTTTGTAGAATCTCTTTTGAAGAAACGGGTTTTCGCTCCTGAAACATCCATAATCCCTAAGAAGGCAGAATATGCGAGTAGTTCTATATACTCATTCGGCGAAGGAGTGGCCGTTGCAACAAAACGATATTTTACATCCGCGAACATTCTCATAAACTCACGGAATGTTTTTGTTCCGGCAAAACTTCGAAGAACCGAACCCTCGTCTAAACTTGCAACGGAAAATTCAGCAGGATCAAGTTTACCGTCTCTTACAGTTTCATAATTTGTTAAGTAAATTCCTTCTTTACTGCACTCTTCAAGTCTTCGAACAAACTTCACATTTATACCGAGCATTTTAGCGTCGCGTGTAAACTCTTGCCGAACTCCAAGAGGCAAACAAATTAATCCGCGTCCGCCGATCTTACTTAAAATAATTCGTAAAATTTCAAGTTGAATAACTGATTTCCCTAAACCAAACGCTGCGAATATTCCGCGCTTTCCGCCGCGAACTGCCCATTGTACAATTAGTTTTTGATGTTGTTTTAACTTCGGGTTTATCTCGCTTAATTCAATATCGAAACCTGTTTTTGGAATTGTAAAAACTTTTGCTTTTACAAATTCCAAATAATCCGAGGTTTCGATTTCTTTCCCAATCGCGCCGGAAGAATATTTTACTTTGTCGTAAGAGCGTTCTTTTAGTTCACTGTATTCCATAAAAAAAATAAATTATGCAAATTGATACGAGCTGTTTTTAAACTGCGACGAAGCTCCATCAAAATAAAATCTTACTGCTCCTGTTTTACCGTGTCTGTTTTTTGCTAAAATTAATTCTGCCTTATTTCGTGTGGAGGATTCATCTTCAAATTTATCAATATCGTAAGATTCTGGCCTGTAGAGAAATAAAACTAAATCTGAGTCCTGTTCAACTGCACCTGATTCTCTAAGGTCTGAAAGTTGAGGGCGTTTATCCGTGCGTCTTTCTACTTCACGGTTCAGTTGTGCAAGTGCAATCACAGGAATGTTTAATTCTTTTGCTAAAGCTTTCAATTCGCGTGTAATGTCTGCAACTTCTCGTTCACGTGATTCGCCTTTAACCGAAGGAGATACTAATTGCAAGTAATCAATAATTACTAAATCCAAACCGCCTTTATGCTGTGCTTTTTTAC